GCGGGTTTATGTCCGTAGCTAACCTTATGAAAGAACTGGGCGTGAGCCGCAACACCGCACTGAAGTTTGCGGCTACGCTTCCCTCCCACTCCCCGACCGGAGTCAAGCGCTACGATATTCTGGACGTAGCAAGAAAACTGGAAGAAACGCTGAAACCGCCGGAGGTGAAATGATGTCATTCAGCAATCCCCAAATGATTCTCAGTCATCTTGGCAACGCCGTAAAGCCATGGAATAGTTCAGAGGCCAGGGACGTGCAGCGCATAGGAACGTATGAGCGCGTAAAGACCGTTGATCAGGCAGAGATAGACGCTTGTCTTGAATGCCCTTTTCCTTCCTGCGACGGCAACTTTAGAAAATGCCGGTCCTATCGTGCTCATGCGGAGGCGGAAGCCAGGAGGAAGAATGCTTCAGTACGAACATCACGACATTAGAGAAGACTGGCTTGCCAACCGGAACGGTCATATCGGAGCGTCCGAAGCGGGAGCGATCCTCGGCGTGGGATTCCAGAGCAAGATAGACCTCTGGAAAATCAAGACCGGGCGGATGACTCCCAAGGATCTGTCTGACAACGCCGCCGTAGCCTACGGCAACCGGGCAGAAGATGCCCTGCGGCAGCTTTTCATGGCAAAGCACCCGGAACTGTCGCTCACCTACCGCCCATTCGACTTTGTATATCAATCGGAGCGTCCGTGGCTTTGCGCCACGTTGGACGGCGAACTTACGGATATCCAATCAGATGTGAAGGGAATCTTGGAAATCAAGACGACAACGTGTCTGAGCCGAGCCGACTGGGAAAAGTGGAACGGACGAGTCCCCGACGGATATCTGGCACAGCTCTCGCACCAGTTCCTTGCTACCGGGTTCGACTTCGCCTATCTGTTCGCCGAACTCAACGGAGCAAACGGCAACTCGGAAATCCGAAGCTACTACTTCGACGCCGAGAATATGCGGGAGAACATGGAATACCTTCTCAATGAAGAAGAACGGTTTTGGGAGTGCGTCGTTGCGGATCGAATGCCGCCTGTCCCTCTCAGGATATAGGAGAAAAGAATGGAAGAATACTATGGTGGGAAGCTGTATTACGCCACGGACGATGATATTGCGAAACTTCTCAATGGATTTAATCTGGATGAGGTTTGCAAATTTCATAAAGAAAAGGGTGGCGTAGTCTGCGACCAGAAACGCCGCACAGATGCAGACTGCGAACGCTGTGGATGGAATCCACGGGTCGCCCGCAGGCGGCTGAGAAAAATAAAAGAGCAGAGGGGGCAGAACATTGAGTGAGATGCAGTTTGAGGTAATCACTGACCTCACCCCGGTAGTCAGCACAGAGATCCAGACCAACTTCGAGGCGGTCAAGGCGTGGCTCACGGAAGAGCTTGCCCCCTACGCCACGATGGTGGTCACGACGGACACCGTGGCAGACGCCAAAAAGACCAGAGCGAACATCCGAAAAGTCGGTGACAGTATCGACTCCCAGCGCAAGGCCATCAAAAAGGAGTGGATGAAACCCTACGAGGAATACGAGGCCAAGTGCAAGGAACTGACCGGCATCGTTTCCGAGGCTGTCACGAACATCGACAAGCAAATCAAGGAGATGGAGAACGCAGAGAAACAAGCCAAGCGACAGCGGCTTGAGTCGTTCTTCAACATCAACAGCGACGACATCCGCGACTACCTTTCCTTCAACGATGTCTTCGACTCCAAGTGGCTCAACGCTACCTATGTCGAAACCGACGCCGCCAACATCATCACGGCCAAGATTGAGGAAACCAGGGAGAGCCTTGCGGCCATCCGCTCCATGAACAGCCCTTACGAAGCAGCCATGCTCCGGGAGTACAGCAAGAGCCACAACCTTGCCTACGCACTCGGAGAGGGCAAGCATCTGGAGAATCTCCAGAAAGCCGAGGAAGAGCGCAGGAAGCGTGAAGAGGAAGCCAAGGCAGTTACTCCCGCCGAGCCGGAAACGCCGACAGAGAGCGCTGTGGAATCGCCCATGCCCATTCAGCCGTCGGTTCGTCCCATTGGTGCAGACCCTGTTCCAACGGAGAAAACTTTCTCCTACGACTTCATCTGCACGAACATGACACGGGCGCAGTGCTATGCGCTCAAAGAGTGTCTGGAAGCCAACGGCATCACCTACAAAGTCAAAAAAATCTGACAGGAGGATTCAAATGAAAGCAGCATCTACTGCGGCGCGTCCCGCCGCTACCAAGCAGACCCTTGCCCCCGTGCAGAAGAATCAGATGGTGGACAAGCCCATCAAGTACCAGGCGGGCGGCAAGGACGTGGAACTCAGCATCGCCCTCACCCAGGCGTACTTCTGCCCGCAGGCATCCCCCGCCGAGGCGTTCGTCTTCAACTCGTGGTGCGCCCACAACGGACTCGATCCGTGGAAGCGGGAAGCCTACCTCGTCAAGTACGGCAACAACCCGGCGCAGATGCTCACCGCAAAGGACGCTTTCACGAAGAGAGCGGAGTCCAACCCCAGGTATCAGGGTCAGCGGGCTGGCGTCGTGGTTATCAACCGTGAGGGGCAGATCGAGAACCGCCTTGGCGAACTCGTCCTTGAGGGCGAGGAGCTGGTCGGCGGATGGGCAGATGTGTTCGTCAAAGACTATGTCCACCCTATCAGCGCCGTCGTGGGATTCCGGGAGCGGTGCCAGTACCGTGACGGAAAGCCGCAGGCCAAGTGGGCGACCAGTCCCGGTCTGATGATTCGCAAGTGCGCCCTTGTCGCCGCCCTGCGCGAGGCGTTCCCCAGTGATGTCGGCGGGATGTATGTCCCCGACGAGATGGGATACGAGGAAGATGATTCCGCAAAAGCGCCCATCGAACCCACGCAGTATCAGGACGTGGCCTACACCGACATGAACACCGGCGAGGTCATTGAGCCTGACGATGCGGGAGACGAGCCGAGTATCTTCGATACGGAGGGCTGACGATGACTTTCCAAGACGGAAACAAAATCATCGCCGTTGGCCGAGTGACCAGAGAGGCAAAGATCCGTAATACGAGAACAGGCAAACCAGTTGCTACGTTCGCCATGCATGTAGGATACCACCACAACGAGGACGGAAAGGCTGTCGCCGACTACATGGATGTTTCTATGTGGGAGGAGGACGCCAAGTATGCCGGAGATGAGAACGTCGGCATCGCCAAGGATGATATCGTTCTCGTGGTGGGATACCTTGTCCGTGACAAGTACAAAGAGGAGAAATCCAACGACGGCGAAAAATACTACAAGATCAACGCCGACATTTTGTACGACATGACATCAAGCTTTCAGGTGGCACAGATGGTAGTTGAAGCCGGGTTTTCTCCCGACGTTCCCGCCGAAGCGGAAGATACTCCGAGAACCCCAAAGAAGCAGAGCGTCTTTGCGGATGTTGACGATTCGGATGATGACAATCCGTTTATGCCAAAGGAAGTCGAGGAAGAAAACGACCTCCCATACTGAATCTTAATGGGGGAGATGACCTCTCCCCCACTCACCTTGAAAACAGAATACGAGGTCTCTTATAGATGCCAAACAGAGTAATCAAAGAAAGCATTCGGACGAGCAAAAAGGTGAACGCATTGTCCGACTTTGAGTTCAGGCTTTGGTTGTATTTGATTACCTATGTGGATGATTACGGCAGAGGAAGTGCTGACCCGGAACTCATAAACAATCTTGTGTTTCCGAGGAGAAAAGGGATTACTGAGCAGCAGATTCAAAAGGCGCTTGACAGTTTAGCGAATACTGGCATGGTTGTTCTCTATACATACGACGAAGAACCGTTCCTTTATTTTCCGAACTGGGATCAACACCAGAGAATCCAGAGTAAGAAATCCAAATTCCCAGACCCACGAGATGGATTTATTCAACCGTCAGTCACGGTGAGTCACGGTGAAGAACCGCCTACGCGCACACGCGCGGAATCCAATCCAAGTACAATCCAAATACAATCCGAAGATAGCACGGAGCCGCAAGCGCCGTCCGTGCTCACGCTCACGCTCAACGATGGAAGCGAGTATCCGATATCCCAGTCTGACATAGACGAATGGCAAGCGGCGTTTCCAAACGTGAATGTCATGCAACAGCTAAAGGCAATGAAGCTGTGGTGCAAGGACAATGCCAAGAAGCGCAAGACAAAGAACGGAATCCGCCGCTTCGTTACGAACTGGTTGGATAGGGAACAAAACCGGGGCGGCTACAAGCCGAATGTTCCCCAACAGCCGACGCAGACATTGCGACCAAAGGAATGGAAACCCAGTGAGCCGACGCCGGAAGAGATGGAGAGAATCCGTCAGAACTGGGCTGAGTAGGTGGACTTATGAACGAAACAGATATCAGCCCCTTTGAGTGGTACGGCGCAGAGGAATCGGTAGCGTCATGCATCCTCTGCGCCCCCACAGAAACGCTTCCGCTGATCCGCCAGATCGTTCAGGCGGAAGACTTCGCCACCGAGCAGGCAAAGAATGTGTTCATGGCGGCCTGTCTTCTTGCGGACAACAACAAGCCGATAGACCCTGTTACCATACTCGACCAGGCGAAAGAGTCCAATCTGGAACTCTCCGGCGACTGGGTGAGGGAAACCATGAAAGCCTACCTGACGACGGCCAACGTGGAATACAACGCCGGGATCGTCAAAGAGAGCGCCATTACGCGCAAGGCGAGAGAAATCGGCTTTGCCCTTGAACACGATGACATAAAGCCGCAGGAAGCCATAGAGCAGCTACAGGACGCCGTATCTCACCGCGCTTCCATGCTCTCCACCCCGGTAGAGGACGCACACGCTTTCTTCGATTACGTCAATGACGTTTCGTCCGGGAAGATAAAACCGTTCCTCTCCACCGGGCTTCCAAACCTTGACGATATCCTCGGCGGCGGACTTATCTCCGAAGGGCTTATCAC